AAGGCCGAGAAGGAAGCCCGCGAGCACACCGCCCGCGTCGCCAAGGCCGGCACCGACTTCGGCAACCTGCCCGTCTCCGCCGTGGAAATGGCCGGCGTCCTGAAGGCCATGGAAGGCATGGACGAGCCGGTGCGCAAGACGCTGGAGGCCGTGCTGAAGGCCGGCAACGAGGCCGTGGGCAAGAACGTGCTGTCCGGCGAGATCGGCAAGTCCGGCGGCGGCGGTGCCGCGGCGGGCACCGCCCTGGCGAAGGCTCAGGCCAAGGCCGCGGAGCTGCAGAAAGCCGACCCGTCCCTCACCGATGCCGCGGCGCTGGAGAAGGCGTTCGACGCCGATGCGGCGCTCCAGGCCGAATACCTGAAGGAGATGAAGTAACATGGCCGCAACCCAGATCCTGGACCTGGAGGCGTTCCCCGCCGGGGCCGACCTCTCCACCAAGCAGTTCCACGCCGTGAAGTTCAACGGCTCCGGCGCGCTCGTGACGGCCGGCGACGGCGAGGACATCCTGGGCATCCTGGAGGACAAGCCGAAAACCGGGGAGCAGGGCACCGTCTCCCTCGCCGGTCGCCCGAAGGCCAAGCTGGGCGGCAACGTCGCCCCCGGCGCGCTGCTGGCCGTGAATGCGAACGCCCAGCTCATCACGGCGGCTGCCGGCAAGCGCATCGTCGCCCGTGCCATGGAGAGCGGCGCGACCGGCGAGATCATCCAGGTCCAACTCATCAACGCGGGGGCCATCGTCCCGACGCCGTAACCGCCACTCCAACCTGCATCACCAGCCACCGCGGCCCGCCCTCACCGGCGGGCTTCTTTTTTGCCACCGCCGTAAGGAGGGCGGGCCACAATGCCGAATCCCACTCCGCGTGATCTTCACGTCGACACGTATCTCACCAACATGTCGGTGGGCTACGTTCAGAAGTCGGAAAAGTTTTTCGCCGACAAGCTGTTCCCCACCGTCAAGGTGACCAAGCAGACCGACCTTTACCCGGTGTGGCCGAAGGGCGCCTTCTTCCGCGATCAGGTCCAGGCGCGTCCGCTCGGCGGCGCCGTCCCCATCGTCGGCTTCGACGTCGGTTCGGCGAGCTACCTCTGCACCGAATACGGTCTCGGTACCATGATCGACGACCGTACCCGCAACAACGCCGACAAACCGCTCGACCCCGACAAGGCAAGCATGCGCCTGCTGGTCGGCCAGCACATGATCAAGCGCGATCGCATCGCCGCCACCACCTACCTGAAGGCCGGTGTCTGGGGAACCGATGTGGCCGGCGTCAACGCCTCCCCGGATGACGACGAATTCCTGCAATTCGACCAGTCCGGCTCCGATCCCATCGGAGTGATCGCCCGGTACAAAGACATGGTGGCCGAGCAGACCGGATACGAGCCGAACACGCTGACCCTGGGCCGCGCCACCAAGCGCGTCCTGAAGGAGCATCCGGCCATCCAGGACAAGATCAAGTACACCCAGAAAGGCATCATCACCGACGAGCTTCTGGCGGCCCTGTTCGAGGTGGAACGCATTCTGACACCCTCCGCGATCTACAACACCGCGAAGGAAGGGGCCACCGACAACATGCAGTTCATCGTGGACAGCAAGTGCATGCTGCTGTCCTACGCCGCCAAAGAGCCCGCCATGGAGGAGCCGTCCGGCGGCTACACTTTCGCGTGGACCGGCCTGCTGCCGGGAGCCACGGCGGACTGGGGCGGGGTGATCGAGCGCGGTCGCGGGGAGCGCAACCACTCGGACTACATCGAGGCCCGCGCCGCCTACGACATCAAGCTGGTCTGCCCGGACGTCGGCGTGTTCTTCGCCAACACGGTCAGCAAGTAAGCCCATGCCGTACGTCGCTGCAAAGCGGCTGCGTTGGGGTGACGGGTTCATCGAAATCGGTGAATCCGTTCCCGACAACGAGCCGGGCCGCCGCTACGACTTTATGCTCCGTAGCGGCGAAATCGTCGGCGCGCCGTCGAAAGCCAGTCTGCCCATCGGCGGGGCCGCCATTCAGGAAATCAGCAACAGCGAGGAAGGCGGTCTTCCGCCGATCAACCTGGAGAATGCCACGAAGCGGGACCTGCTGACGTGGCTCGCCAAGGTCACCGGCAAGGAGCCGGGGCCGGCCACGAAGGAGGAGACTCTTCGTACCCGCGTGTCGGAGATCCTCACCGCCCAGGCGGGGCCATCCTCTGACGGTGGGCCATCTGAGGAGCAGGATGCTGGAGGCGACAGCGAAAGCCCGCCTCAGCGTCTCTCCGAGACGGCCAGCAGCACCGCGTCCACCGCGGAGCCGAACATCGAACGCAACGGCAACTGATCCGTCTGCAAACGCGGCCCCCTCACCGGGGCCGCGCCTTCTCCTGTTCAGGGGTCGCCACTATGACCACCCGCCTCCTCCGCCGGATCGCGCAGGTCGCCGCCAAGGCCCTACCCACCGCTGGAGCCGCCTACGGCTTGACCCTCCACCGTCACCAGGAGGGAGGAAGCGCCAGGATCGATGGCTCGTTCGCCGCGGGCACGACCAGCATCAGCCTGAAGGACGTGCCGGCTTCCGTCTCCAGCCTGGCGCCCGGCGCCACGTTCCGCATCGGCGCCTCCGCGACCACCTACACGGTGACGAACAGCACGACCGCAGCGGGCGGCAAGCTGTCCGGCGTGGAGTTCGCCCCTCCCCTCCCCACCGCCCCTGTCAACGGCGGCTCGGTCGCGTTCGCCGCCCGCGAGGTCGAGCACCCCTGCAAGGGGCTGGTAACCGGCTATTCGGATCACGTCATCGCCGGAGGCATCGTCCGCGCCACCGACAAGCGCGCCATCATTCTGGGTGCCACCCTGCCGGACGGTGTCAGGCCCCGGCCCGGCGACCGGATCACGACCCCAGAGGGCATCATCAGCATCGTGCCCGCGGGGACCACTGGAACTCCTCCGGTGCAGTCCGATCCTGCCGGCGCGGCTTACGAGTGCCGCTGCGCCTGACGGGTTGACCTCCGTCTCAACCCTCAACAGTAGACCCCAGACTCGACCATCGCGGACTACTACCATGACCGACTTCACGTCCCCGTTCTTCACGGAGGCGGCGTCCTACGACGTCCGCCGTTCCGGCTCCGGTTCCGTGAGCCGCCCGTCCTGCCTCGGCCAGCCGTTCCCCCAAGTGCACCGGCGACCGTTCCAGCCCGACCAGCGCCCCACCGTGGCGGACCTCTATCGTCGCGTCTACGGGCGTGCGTTGAGGCCGCGCCTGCGAGGCGTCGCCCCGACTGACGCCACACCGATCCTGGGCTGATCGCGTGCCGTAAAGCGGCGCTGATGAAACCGAAAATATTGGCGTTGCGAATTCTCCAACACAAAAATAGAATTCGCATTCCTCAGGCACAAGAAACCGTATTGTTTGCCAGAACTCATCGGATTTACGGTGGATGCACAGCAACCACCAAACATCCATGAGGCTCAGCAAGTGAACACTGCCGCCGCGTCCGACAACGCCGGCCTTCAGGCGCTTACCGCCGAAATCGTCGCCGCTTATGTCGGCAATCACAACGTCGCCCCGGACAAGATCCCCGATTTGGTGTCCATCACCTTCGGCGCCCTCTCCACCGTTGGCCACGAAGCCCCCAAACCGGAACCGGTGGAACTGCGTCCCGCTGTGCCGGTGAAGAAGTCGGTGACGCCGGACTACATCGTCTGCCTGGAAGACGGCAAGAAGCTGAAGATGCTGAAGCGCTATCTGCGCACGGCCTTCGGCATGACGCCGGACGAATACCGCGCCAAGTGGGGGCTGCCCGCGGACTACCCGATGACGGCCCCAAACTATGCCGCCAAGCGGTCCGAGTTCGCGAAAAGCATCGGCCTCGGCAAGAGGAACTGAAGGAGGCAGCGACCATGACCACGCGCAACAAGAAAGAAATCATCGACACCATCGCCGAGAAGAACGGCGTCACCAAGAAAGCCGCCGGCGAGTCCCTGGACATGGTGTTGGGCGCCATCGGAGCTGAGCTGAAGGACGGCAACGCCGTGCAGCTTCACGGCTTCGGCGGCTTCACCGTGAAGCACACCGGGGAGCGTCCAGGGCGGAACCCTCGCACCGGTGAGACCATGACGTTCCGCGCGATGACGAAGGTGTCCTTCAAGCAGGCCAAGGGGCTGCTGGAGGACTGACCCTCGCCCCCCATCATCGACCAGGACAGGGCGCCCCGGCACATGGCTGCTGGTGGCGCCCTTCCCGTTTCAGGAGGCACCGATGCCTTTTAAAGCCGCACCCGGCAGCCGAGGCGGTTTCTTCGAGTTCTCACGGAACCTGCGCACCTTCGCCGACCAACTCGACGCGACGGTGGAGGATCTCACCAAGCGGCTGGCGCTGGCCATCTACAACGGCGTCATCGGCAGGACCCCGATCGACACCGGCCACGCCCGCAGCCAATGGCAGATCCTCGTCCGCGGCGATCAGGTCGCGGTGCGCCCGATCGGTGACCACACCGCCGCCGATGTCGCGTCGCTCGCCGGCTACACCGTCATCGGTCACGGGACCATCCTGATCGCGAACGGGGCCGCCTACATTAAGCGGCTGGAGTATGGGCATTCGGCACAGGCTCCTGAGGGCATGGTCCGCGTCACCATGGCCGACGTGCAATCCCAGCTTGACCAGATCGTCGCCCAGGCGACGCGCGAGAACGGCATCGGAGGACGCTGAGCATGGCGAACAATTACGGCAGCGCCGCCGAACTGGAGACGCTGTTCAGCATCCTGGAAGGCGGCTGGGCGCAACGCCATCCCGGCATCACCATTGCGAAGCCCTGGGGCGAGAAGCTGGACATCGACACGGCCTGCAAGGACCCGGTGACCGGCGCCGTGAAGCCCTACATCCGCCTCTCCAGGAAGGCGGCCGGCGGCCAGCCGTTGGAAATGGGTGTGGTGAACGTCGGCAGCACCGGCCTTGCCCTTGTCGATGTCTTAGTCCCGGAAGCCGACGGCGCGCCGCAGGCAGCCCTCTACGGTGACGAGGTGCTGGCCGACTTCGCCACCTTCTTCCAGGAGCCCGGCCCGCTCGCCCTCCGCAGCATGGTCTACACGGACGTCGGGCCGGACGGTCGCGGTTGGTACCAGGGATCGGTGACCATCACCTTCCTGCGCCAGACCATCTACTGACGCCTGCCACACCACACAGCAATTCGCAGACGCAGAACCAGGGCCGCTCATCCGGGCGGCCCTTCGCTTTTCCACATCCACTAAGAGGTGAACCAATGGGAACCAGTGGTTACCAGGGTGCCGTCGAGACCAGCAATGTCGAGCTGTCCTACGGCCTCGAAACCGTCTGGGGCGAGGCCCCGGCAACGACCTTCCAGGCCGTCCGCTTTACCGGCGAAGGCTTCAAGGGCAAGAAGGAGCGCCGCCGGCCGGAGGAGATCAACGATGCCGCGCAGGTCTCCGCCGCGGTGACGACGCAGGAATCGGCGGACGGCTCGCTGAACTTCGCGATGTCGTTCGGCACGCATGACGATCTCTGGTGCTCGCTGCTGAATGCGTCGTGGAGCGCCCAGCTCAACATCACCGGGGCCAGCGGCGATATCTCCTTCGTCGCCAGCGGCAACAAAATCTCCAGCACCACCGCCGACAAGTTCCAGAACGTGCAGGTCCGGCAGTGGATCAAGGTGAAGGGCTGCAACCCGGTTGGCCCCGCCGGGAACGGCCCCTCGTTCTACGTCCAGGTCTGGTCGAAGCCCGACAACCAGACCCTCGTCGTCGTCGGCAAGACGCTGGTGGATGAGACCCCCGCCGCCGCGGCCGTGACCATCAAGGGCTCCATGATCCGCAACAGCGCCGACGTCCAGACGCTGTTCGTGCAGAAGAAGCTCGGTGCCGCCGGCTACCTGACATATCCGGGCACCTTTCTCACCGGCGGCAGCATCAACGCGCAGCAGGGCCAGTTCACCTCGGGCAGCTTCAACGCTCTCAGCAAGCAGGAAGTCAAGGCCGTTGGCGACAGCTCGACGGGGGGTGTCATGCCGGCGCCCACCGGGCAGGTCATCGACAACGTGGCCGGCTTCCAGGGGCTGCTGCTGGACGGCGCCGTCGTCGCCGCGACGGTGCGGGCGCTCAACCTGAACTTCCAGAAGGAAGGCGCCGCCGCCTACTACGGCATGGGTGCGACCGGCGCCGAGGGGATGATCCGCGGCGACTTCTCCGCCACCGGCACCACGGAAATCTATTTCAAGACCTTCGACCTCTACGACCGGTATCGGAACGAGGCGACGGGGCCGCTCTCCTTCCGTCAGGTGGACGCCGCTGGCCAGGCTTATGTCCTGACCGTCCTGAACAGCTTCCTGAACAACCCCGAGATCGTCGCCGGCGGCCGCAACCAGCCGGTTGTCGCGAAGTTCGAGGTCGAGGGCAACCCGGACCCGGTGACCGGCAAGACCTTCCAGCTCGACCGGCTCGCGGCGTAAGGGAGGCGATCCAATGCAGAACGCGCACATCAAGCGGGCCGAGGGCCACACCTGGACCATCACAATCAACGGCGTCGAGGACACCGGCTTCCGCCTCATCTGGACCGACCCGGACCGGTCCGATTTCCGGCGCACCGAGGGTGGTGACGTCGAGAGCGTCGTCGTCACCGGGCTGCCGGACGACTTCCAGAAGGCTGATGCCTTCGAGGGCGAGGCCGAGGTGCTGTCCATCTCCCACCCGGAGATGTGGACCAAGCTGGAGCCGGAGGTGACCACCGAACCGGCGACCGTTGAGCCGGTGCCCGTCGAGGAACTGGGCGAGCAGCCGGAGCCGGTCACGGAAGCGAAATCGACCGCCGAGACCACGCCCCCCAGCACCGCGCGGACCCGCCGCCGGAGCTGAGCGGCCAACCCGAACAGAACACCGAGACCCCGGCCCGACAGCCGGGAAACCTGCCTGCCCCTGGCCGGCGGGGTGACGGCGCTCGTCAATTGCGGGCGTCACGGGGCGGTGTGTCGGCACCGCCCTACCCCTTACATCCAACCGACATTGGAAAGCTGAGATCATGACCGTTCTGACCAACCGTGAATTCTACCGCACCGACCGCGACCTGGAGTCCTCCACCGGTATCCGCATCGAGATCGGCAACTGGACCTTCTGGTCCAAGCGTGCCGGCGGTTCCAACACCGCCTTCCAGGCCCGCATGACGGTCCTCCGCAAGCCGCATGAGCGCCTCCTGAACTCCAAGGTCGGCGCCAACGACGAAGCGCTGGCCCAGCAGCAGCAGGACATCTTCCAGAAGCTGTTGATCCAGGCCGCCGCGGAAAAGCTGCTGCTCCCGAAGTGGGACGGTGTCGTCATGGCCGACATCTACGAGACCGTTCCCGAAGGGATCGACCCCAACGCCGAGGCACCGTTCAGCGTCGAGAACGCCGTCGCCCTGTTCACACTCCAGCCGGACAGCTTCAACGACTTCTACAAGGAAGCGGCCGAAATGGGCAACTTCCGCAAGAAGGTCGTGGAGGACCAGTCGGGAAACTCCGTGACCGCCTGAGGTGGACCCTCGATTGGGAGCCCAAGCGGGGCTTCCTTGAGGGGCTGGTCGCCTCCGGCCTCGACCCGCACGCCTTGGACGGTGAGCCGGAACCTGACCATTCCCTCAATTGGGTGTGGGCCGCCTTCTGGCGGCTCACCACCTGCCGGGGCGTCGGCATGGAACCGGGACAGATTCCGTGGACGGCCGTCGCACAGTACGGGCGGGAGCAGTGCGGGATCGATGATCCCGATGATCTGGACGACTTCTGGGACCTCATCCACGCGATGGACATGGAGTTCCTGAAGCCTAAGGGAGGAGAGGAAAGCGGCGAACCGCTTTAGATGTCCGCCGCTTCCCCCACTTTATTTTCACACCACAACATCTGTGCCAGCGCGGAAATCGCAAATCGAAGAATCCGGACACTGGACCGGTCAGCAGTTCGCAAAGTATGAATCGGCACAGGGGATAGTTGCGCCCAGCGAAATTCTATCCCCCCGATTTCCAACATCACCCGCTCTGCCCAGCCCGCCCCACCCCGGAGGCGGGTTTTCCGCTTTTGGAGCCCCGCCATGACAGACGCAGTCCTCTCCGTTGCCATTGATCCAACAGGCACCGAACAAGGAGGGCGCGCTGTCCGCCGCTCGCTGGAGGACATCGAGCGGTCCGCCGCCAGCAGCATGTCGGCCATGGACCGCTACAACGCGACCCTCGGGAAAGGCGCGTCCGCGGCGGATATCTTCCAAAGGCAAATGCAGACGCTGGACGCTCAGGTGCGCGCCGCTGAACAGGCTGCTCTGAGCCAAGCGCGCGTGGTAAGCGAACTCGCACTGAAGTTCGATGTGGTCCGCGCCGCCGCGAAGAATGCCGTGTCGTCTCTTCAGGAATTCGGGCGCACCAAGTTCAGCGGCGAGATCACCGCACAGATGGACCGGCTGGCCTCCGACATGGTGGGCGCCATGGACCGCGGCGGAAAGGGCGCCGTCTCGGCGGCCCGCGCATCGCAGCGCGAAATCATTACGCTCGCCCGGTCCCACCTGGACGAGCAACTGGCCCTGGTGCGTGAGGAAGCGCAGAAGCGCATCGCCGGCGCCCAGGCGGAATGGGAGCGGATCAAGGAGCTGCACAAGGGCGCGAAAACCGAAATTGCGGCCCAGGAGCGCGCTGCTGCCGAGCAGGCTATTGCGGAAGCCAAGAAGAAGGCGGCGGACAGCATCGCAGCGGCGAAGGGTGCGAATGCCGAGATCCTCGCCGACCTGAAGGCGAGCACCGATCAGATCATCGCCGTCAAGCAACGCGAAAACGCCGTCCAGGGCGAATATGAGCGAGGGCTGACCTCCCTTGCCCGCGCCGAACAGCAGCTTGAAGGCTCCCTGACGCGCCTTCTGGCGACCGAGAAGGCGCATGCCCAGCAGCAGGCCACGGAGGCCCAGAACACGGAACGCCTGCTGGCCGTTGTCCGGAAAGGCGCCGAGGCGCGGCAGACGAATGCGACCGCGATCCAGGCTGAAACCGACGCGCTTCGGGAGCAGGCGACCGTCGCCCAGCAGACTGGCCGCTACTCCGTCAGTAATGCCGGTCTCGTTTCTGCCGACCTGCCGGCTCCGGCACCTGTGAGGGCCAGCACGGCTGCTGGCACCGACACCGCCCCCTTGAAGGAGGAGCGCGTCGATGCGGCAGCTCTGGGAGCGGAACTCGACAAGCTGATCCTCCGCTACGACTACGCCAACGCCGCTGTCCACCGCCGAACCGAGGCGCTTGAAACGCTGAGCGCCGCCCGCAAGGCAGGCATCCTGGACGACGACGCCGAGTACCAGCGTCTCCAGCGGCTGATCTCCGGCGAAGATGAGCGCGCCCGCCAGCAGGCGCAAGCCGCTGAGCGTGTCGCGGCGGAGAACGATCGCGTCGCCGACTCCTACGCCTCGGTGATGGGTGCCATTGATCCCCTCATCCGTCAGCAGCAGCGGTACGAGACTGCGCTCGCCCAGGTTCTGGCCTACCACACCAGCGTCGGGTCTTCCTCCGAGGCCATGGCCGCCGACATGGAGCGCGTGAAGGCCGCCATGTCGCCTGCAGCGGTCGCCGCTCGGGAGGAAGCGGCGGCGCTCCAGTCCCTTGAAGACCGGCTGGACAAAACCGGCGCAGCGGCCCGGCGCATGGCACAGGAACAGGCGCGCCTTGATGGTGCCCGCGACCGCGGCGACTTGTCTCCGGAACGGCACGCCGCCCTGACCAAGGTGCTGAATGAGGAGGGTGCGGCACATCATAATGCCGCTCGTGGCGCCGTCTCCCAAATGAGGGCTGCTCAGCTTCTCGTCCCTCAGTTAAGCGATGTGTTCACCACCGCCGCCATGGGCATGAACCCGCTGATGATCCTGGTCCAACAGGGGCCGCAGATCATCGACGTCCTCCTGCTTGCGGGGAAAGAAGCGGCCCTCGCCGCCGCCCGTTTCGCCCTTCTGGCAACTCCAGTACTGGCTGTCGGCGCTGCCTTTGCCACGGCGATCTACGGCATGAAGCGGTTCTTCGACGATGTGCGAGAAGCCGAACGCGTGGCCCGGCTGACCGGCAACGCTGCCGGGGTCACGGCTTCGCAGTTCGTTTCCATGACCGATGCGGTTGGAGCATCGCGTGGCATCTCCAATGCCGCCGCCCGCGATATCGCAACCGCCTACATCGGCACGGGCAAGATCGGCGGGCAGGTGCTTAGCGACCTGACGGCTTTCACCAAGGACTACGCTGTCGCCACTTCCCAGGACGTCGGGAAGGCGTCTGAAGACCTCGCCGGGATGTTTTCCAGCCCAGCAAAGGCAGCGGAGGAAGCCGCCCAGAAATGGGGCATGTTCTCCGACGCACAGGTTCAGACCATCCGGAATTACGAGGCACAGGGCCAACTTGAGCGCGCCCAGCAGGCGCTTCTGGAAGGGCTGAAGCCGCGCATCGACGGTGCCGCCGAAAAGGTGGCTTGGTACACGAAGCTGTGGGATGGCCTTGGCCGGGCGATCAGCAACGCCGCGGATGCCGCCGGCCGGTACGGTGCCGGTCCTCAGACCGATGCGGAACGCACGACGGCGCTCCAAAAGGACATCGACCTGTGGACGGCGCGTGTCACCGCCGACCCCAACGGGACGACCGTCGTTGACGGCGCCCGTGTCCGTGATGCCGACATGCTCCAACAGGCAAAGGACGCGCTGGCACGGGAACTGCGGGACCAGCGGGACCGCGATGCGAAGGCGGCAAGTGACCGCAAGGCGGCAGAATTCAACCGGCTCCAGACCCAGGCGATGAATCTCGCCCGATCGGTCGATCCGGCGATCACAGCAACGCAGGATCTCCGCAACGCTGAGATCATGTTGAACGATGCGGTCACTGCGGGGGCCATGTCCCTCCAGGACAAGACCCGCGTCCTGAACCTCTACAAGACCCAACTGGAGCAAGCCGCGGAGCCCGCGAAGGCGTTTGCGCTTGAGATGGAGCGCCAGGCGCGCGTGACGGAGGCCTCCGTAGGCCGCGCGCGCGACTTCGAGCAGCAGCGTCAGGAAATTCTGAAGAAGCGCGGCGCGATGCCCGGTGAGGCCCTGACACAGACCGAAACGGACCAGATCAATGTTGGTCTGAATCGGAAGTACGCTGCGCAGGCTGCCGAACGCCACCGGTCGATGCAGGAGGCAATCCAGGACGCCCAGCGGCTCGGCGCGGCAACCGCCTCGCTTTCCCAGCCGACGATCATCGCCGCTCAGGCGGAGACCGAGTTCTTCCGCGTCTTGCGGGAGACCAGCGACTACAAGAAGGCGAAGCAAGCTGAAGATGATGCCCTCACCAAGGGCATGATCGAGTTCAACGCCCAGGTGGATACCTCCATCGCGACCGGTCAGCTTGCTGTCGCGTCTGCACAGCGTCTTGCCGACGCACAGGCCCGCGGTGGCGACATCGCCATGGCGCGTGCGCGGTCGGAGAATGTGCTGGCGGAGCAGCTGGCCCGCGGTGTGGACCCGATGAAGGCTCTGACCCTGGCCGCTCTGGACTATCAGAAGTCGCTTGCCGACCTCTCCGCGCAGCAGCGGGCATGGAACCGCGACGTAGCGGACCAGATCGACGCCGCCCAGCGGCTGGCCCAGGCAGAAGCGGAATCCGGTGCCGCCGTCGCAGAGGCCAACATCCAGAACAAGGTCCGCGCGCAGATCCTGAAGGAAGGCGTCGAACTCGATTCCGCCCGCGCACAGGCCATTGAAGCCGGTACCCGAGCGCTCGAAGCGCAGAATGCAGCCGCGCGTGTGAACTCTTCCATACGCCAGGGCAATCAGGATCTCGCGTTGGTTCGCGCCGAGTACGACATGCTCGGCATGAGCAACGCGGAGCGGGAGCGCTCCGTGGCCATCATGCGCGCCCAACTGGAGGTGCAGAACTCCGGGGATTGGGCGCAGGTGCCGCAGGAAACCCGTGATGCCTGGATTGCGCAAGCCGGTGCTGTTGCGGAATATCGGTCACGGGTCGCTGACGCCACGGAGGCATCCCGCGACTTCGCCAATGTCATCGGTAAGGGCTTCGAGGACGCCGTCCTCGCCGGCGGCAAGCTGAGCGACATTCTGAAGGGGCTTCAGTCCGACATCGAGCGCATTTTCCTGCGCGCGACGGTGACCAAGCCACTGGAGAACTGGCTGACCGGCACCATGACGAAGGTGCTGGCCCCGGCTCCAGCCAACGACAACCTCGTGCAGCCCGTAAACGACAACGACCCCGGCGGCTATCGTTCGTTGTTCGAAGGGCTGACCGGTGGCAGGACCGGAGCCATTGGATCGCAGGGCAATCCGATGTGGGTTCGCTTCGCATCCGCTGGAGGCGCCGCCCTGGACCTCAACAGCTTGGCGACGCAGGCCACCACCGGGCCGGTGCCCGTGGCTGTGAAGGACGCCGGGGACCTGGAGGGCGTGATCCAGACCGCGTCCACCAAGTACGGGGTGGATGCCAACCTCATCAAGGCGGTGATCCAGAAAGAATCGACCTGGAACCCCACCGCTGTGAACCCGCGTTCCGGCGCCGCCGGCCTGATGCAGATCATGCCGGCCAACTGGAGCGCGTACGGCGTCACCAACCCCTTCGACCCGGCGCAGAACGTCGATGCCGGCACCCGCATCTTCCGTGAGCACCTCGACCGTGCCGGCGGCGACCTGGAGCGGGCGCTGTCCACCTTCGGCGGCTTCATCACCAAAAGCAGCGACGGCTATGTGGCGTCGGTGAAGGCCAACAAGGCGGCGTACGATCAAGCCGCCACATCGACGGTTACCCTCGCGGGTGCACAGACCCAGGCGGCTGCGGCTACGTTGGTGTTCACCAGCGAGCAGCGCAAGGTGATCGACGCCGCGCTTGGCAGCCAGAAGGCCACGGCCGAGGCAACCAACCAGCAGGATGCGCTGACGGACGGGCTGGGCCACTTCCGGGAATCCCTGGAGGCGGAGACCAAGTCGCGCGACGAAGCGGTGAGTGCGACCCAGCAGCTTACGCAGGCCCAGCAGACCGCGGCGGCGGGCATGGTCGGTGGCACGCAGGCGGCCCTCGGCGGCATCATGTCCCTGTTGGGAGGCATCACCGGCGCCGGAACCGTGTCGGTTGGCGGCAGCGTCATCTCTGCCGGCGGGCCGCAGGGCATCTCTTCGGCGCTGGGAAGTCTGTGGAACGGGATCAGCGGCGGCAGCTTCGGCGACACCAGCTTGAGCGGCATCAAGACTTGGCTGAACTCGACGGCGTGGGGCGGAAACGTCGCCTCCAAGACGGCGCCCGTGGCGAAGGCCGGGAACGGCACGCTGGCGGGGGGCGAAGGCGCACAGACCGGCATGGGGACTGCCCCGGCAACGCCTGCGGTGAGTTGGGGCAACGTCGTCGGCGGCGGCCTGACCGCCGTCGGTGGCGCCATGCAGATGTCGCGGGCACAGAACGCCGGCCAGAGCATCGGTGGGGCCGCGCAGATGGCCGGCGGCGTCATGATGATGATCCCTGGCATGCAGGTTGCCGGTGGGCTGGTCGCGCTCGGTGGCACCCTTCTCAGCGCGTTCAGCGACGGCAACAGCCGCGGCGACCCCTATTCCGTCACCAACCTGTCGATGAAGGGCGGGCGCTTCACGCGCGGCAGCTTCGACGCCGACAACGGCGGCGATCCGGCGAAGTGGAACAGCGCGGTCGATCAGGTCGCGACCAAGCTCAACAGCCTGATGGACACCTATGGGCTTGTCGCCGGCAAGCTGACCAACGTGGCGGTCGGCGAGCGGAACGCCACGCCGGAGCAGGCCATGCTCCAAGCCCTGCGCTCCATGAAGTCTGACAACGCCGACATCGCGTGGGTCCTCGCGAACGCGGTCGGCGATGACCTCGACGCCGCGGTCAAGGCCATCGACTTTGCCAGCAAGTGGCGCGACACGATCACGCTGTGGAACAGCGGCATGGACAGCATCGTCGCCGCCACCCAGCAGGGCACCGCGGCGGCGAACGCCTTCGGTAAGACGGTGCTCGCCTTCTTGGACGGCGCCGCGGCGACCTACGACGTGGCGGCGCTGACCGCCAAGGCTGGCGGCAAGACCGGCAACGCCGCTCTCGACAAGCTGCTGGCCGGTCTGCCCGGCTACGCCACCGGCACGCCTTCGGCCAAGGCTGGCTGGGCGGTGGTCGGCGAGGAAGGGCCGGAGTTGGTCAAGCTGTCCGGCGGCGAGCGGATCTGGAACGCGCGTGAGTCGGCGCGGATGGTGGCCGGGCTCGGGCAGGGCCGCGACACGGAGCTGGTCCACGTCCGGCCAGACGAATTGGCCTGGATGCACAAGACGCTGGGCGGCGGGCGCACCAACCCGGCCACCGGTCTCCCCATGTTCCTCGAAGGCGAAACCGGCGGATCGTCCGACAACGGGTCCGGTGGCGTCGGCGGCATGGGCGGATCGTCGGACGGCTATGGAGGGCACACCGACCGTGACGGCGGGTTCACGGCGTCCGAGAACAGCGGTGGCATGGGCGGCTTCATCAGCACGCTCTCCTCGGCTATCAGTGACCTGTCCCGCTCGGTCGCCAACGCTCTCGGGATGGATGCGAAGGAGACCGCCGTCCTCGGCGGCATGGTCGGCATCACCGGGGCCGTCGCCATCGGCGGCATCCGCGGCTTCGCCGAGGCGGTCGGGAAAGGCATCGCCTCGGTGACCGGCCCCGGCGAGGCCCCGGCAGTGGCCGGGCCGGGTGACCCTGGCCTGTCGCCGACCGGCGGCGATTTCGCCGCGGCC